ACAGATATCGCTCCATTGGATCTCGCAAAATAATGCATCTTGCAATATTCTGCTTATATGGTATAGTTGTCAAATTCCATTCTTGTTTATAAGCTTCTTTCTCAATATAAGTTGATGCATTTTTCATTATGGTTATAATTTGCAACTTGCCATCAGGATGGGTAAAGCCTAATGTGCCGTCTTTTAATTTAGGCAATGTTTGCAACATGTTCTAACTTTTTTTTAACTTGTCATTGGTAATTAATCTAGGTTAACCCGTTCGTGATCTTCGTCCCATTGTAATTTTGTAAGTCTACTAATTTCGTCTTTAATTTGCAATTTTTTCTTTTTTAGTTCTGCCAAATGTTCTACATCAACACCGGGATGATTAGTTTGCATTTCGTTGATTTGTTTGTCAAGTAGTTTATGCATTTCTTCCAAATGATTTATTTTACTTTTATAACTCATGTTAATTTTCCTCCAATTTAGATTTTTGACGTTTAGAAGTTGATTTAGAATTTTTAGGAATCGTGATATTATTTTCATTTGTATCAAAAATACTTGCAATGACTTTTTTATCTACTTTAGCTTTTTCCTTTTTGATTTTTTTCATTCCTGGGTGTACTTTTTTAGATTTAAATTCTGTAGTATCAAAAATTGCACGAGATACGAAAAATCTATCCATAACACCAGAAACTTTCTCGTATTTTTTACCAAGATCGTTACCGTTGAAATCGCACATAACATAATCACCTAGACTCATCATCAAGTCAATAATATCGTCACACTTGTAACCAAAACGTTTGCAGTGTGTATCTCGTAATTCTACTTGAACAACTGGTTGATATTTTAAAATAGTTTGTGTTGCTCCTTGTAGTACAAATAGTTCAGTGCCTTCAACATCAATTTTAATCAAGTCAACATCTTCAAAATTAAAACTATCTAGTGTACGCTGTTCTGCAGTCTGTGTAGGATTTTTAGTAGTTTTATTTTGTCTTAAAACTGCATCGCCTCGACTACATTCATTTGTCTTTTGTTCCATTACAATTGTGCCAGATTCGCGACCTAATGCGTATTCAAAAAATTCAATATTTCCTACTAGTTTAAGACTAGCAAATGTACCATCTTTTTGTTTGAACCAACCGTCATCATGATCAGGCTGATGCCTTACCTGTTTTAGTTTGTTATCCCAATAACGTCCTTTTAGCTTGGCATTCTTTGCTATGTTGACGTTCATTTTACACAATTCCATACTGCTTTGCATTGGCTCAAAACTTTTTATATTTTGACACCAAGTTGCATATTCTATAGTGTTCATACCAATGTTGCTGCCTACATCAATTACGGTTCTTGCATTTGGCAACAGTCTGCGATTCATAACAAGATTACGTGCTTGATAAGGACCGTTCTCGCGGGCCATCCTTTGTTCGTAAAGTTTATCGTTGTTCCAAATCCAATATTCTCTACCTATGCGGTTAATTACTAATTTTCTATCGTTAATGTTAAAAAGTTTTGTCATGGTGTCTTAAAAGTTTTTATACAGTATTTAAACTATATAATATATTTAGAAAAAACAAAATTAATAAATTTATTTTTTCTTCCAGCGATCTTTAAATGCATCTGGGCACCATCTCTTTGCAATTTCCATAGGATCATTTTTTCCTAAAATGTCCAATGACTCGGATGTTAAAGAGATAAGTCTACGTTCAGTTGACCCAGGTGTTATATCATAAAATTTGTGTCTTACTTCTTCTTTAACGTTGTCAAAATCAGAATCTGGGAGATCTTCAAATAGTGTTATAAATTTTTTATAATAAGAATTACGATTCCATCTGTTATACGTTATTTCCTGAACGGTAGCATTGGTAACATCAATCAGTTTGCCATCCACATACTGCAAAACTCCGTCGTTGTATCTTTCAAATGGACGTAGATTTTCGTTTCTAGTAGGACCGCCGTGTGTTCTTTCTGAGATATGAACTGTTGTAGCAAGAGCATGATTCATAACATATCTGGACATCTCTTTTGGACTTACCCTTCTACTTCGCTCAATGACATCTTTAATTAAATCAGTTTGAATTTGATCAATGGTAACTGTGTGTTCGCAGTGCCATTCGCTACTAAAGATATCGCCGGTTAGACCAGATAGCCCTAACTCAAGCATTCTTCCTTGAGCCTTACCACTGATAAGATCTGTTCCACTGTTGCCGGTACTGTGTTGCAATCCCATAACATTTGAATGTAGAGTCCTTACACCACCATTACTCCAGTGTACACTATCTCCTGTAATACTGGCTTGCTTATAGTCAGAACTGGCTGCAAATCCGCCATTAAAAAATCGTTGGTAATAACAATACGGTTTTAGATCATCAATTGTACGAGCACCAACATGATTGGCAAATTTTCTTAAATCTCCAGCAAGAAATGCTAACTTTACACCGGCTTCTATTGCCTTTTTAACTGCTTTGTCTGGATCTTGGGCAAGTAATTTTTGGATGTTCATTAACGACTCCTATATTGTGCTGTAACTACATAATAACATAGGAGAAAATTTAGGTCAACTCAAAATTTAGATTGTGCAGTTTAGATTCGTCCAAATCCTCTGATTCAGTTTGGGATAATACAGTATGTTCTACTTCAAATAATGCGTTGAACTGGGTGTTGGAATTCATGGTCTTCTTGCCTTTGAATCCACGAGTGCCCGGAATATTCATCCAATATTTGTTGTAATGCTCAATTATGGCTTCGGATTCTGCACGATCTGATGTTGCAAAAATTGCATCCACAATATCTCTAAATTTAGCATGATCCCCTTTGGAGTTCCACAGCATGTTAGGCCATGTACCAGAATCATACGCACGATTGGCTCGTTGCACAGCCTCTATATGCGTCCAAACATTATGACCCATTAGTAATGCATAGCTAAAACTGTCCCAACTAGTTTTACCTTCTTTACCGTTTTTATTTAAGTCGCCAGGTTTGTATATGCAAACATCTTTCATGCTCATATTGAGACTGATCGGACTTTCATCAAATACATCAATCAGGCCATCTGCTAGTACAGCCTGTCCAAAAGGTCGTGTGTCTGTGGCATATTTTTTATCATCCACAATAGGGCTCATACGATAACACCACTTGCCATCGTGTGGGAGATCAATATGATGGTAGACCTGGCCATTGGCCGTGGCAAGGAACGGACTTGCGCAATCAAAACTGATTGTAAAGTTAGGATTCACATACTTACGAACAGCACGTTGAATATCGGTAAGCAATAGTGCCCACTCCAGTTTACTAGTACCCAAGAAGTGCATCCAATCATGTACACCTTCCTGTAACAGATTATCATGACGTAATGCAACCAAACGACGTAGTACTAGATGTACATCACACATGTTTTGACCACCCATGGCCCAACCGTTAAAGTGACTATCTGGATACTGTGCAGGATCACAATATCCTTTCATCATCTCATACCAATCGTCGGCATGAGTATGGTTGCCACCTTGTAACACATTAAGAAACTTAGTGCCACCGTTGACAACACCTTTACGATGTTTAATAAAGTATTCGTTGTTATACTTGGTGGCATCTGCTGCTTCTTCAAGAGTGCGTATGCCAGACTTCCATCCGTTCTTTTCGTTGATTACAAAACTAGGAATGTCTAATACCATGGCATAGTCTGCGATACCATCTAACCAAGCTAGTGCCTGTTCACGCTTCTTTTGTGCTCGTGGACATCCAGAGCCTGCTCGCCAATCGCCGTCCCATACACCTTTTGCGATCTGAAATCCACCAGAGTCACCTAACAGTACAGTACCTGGTTCACGCTTACGAATCATGTCTTCGCTGGCATCTTCTTTGTTGAGATCTAGATTGGCATGTCCGCCGGAGTAGAGGCTCCACTTGTAGGGGAAGAGTCCTTGTTGGCTGTTAAGCCAATTGAATTGCTCCATGTCTTGTAGTGCCTTAGGCATACGAGCAGGATCAACATAGTCGTTGTTAACACGTTGTTTTCCTATAAAAGTTGCATAGAAGCCAGATATAGCAGGAAGAAACACTGCATAGTCTGATTGTTTAGCTGTTAAATTATCTTGTGTCATAAAATTTTACTTGATTGTAGAGTTCAATATCACACCACATCCATTGTTCGATATTGTATTTTTTAAACTCATCGTTCAACATGGCATATTTAATTAGTTCCTTAAGTTTACGCTTGAGACTAGGTACATAACTATTTGATTCGCTGCTGTTTATTTTTTCAGCGTTGAGTAAACTATTTGTTTGTCCTTCAGAATCTAAAAAACTGGCCAAGTTTTTGTTTAGATTATTGTCAAATTTAAACCATATTGTATTATCAATATCAAGATTTTTTAAGAATGAGCATTGCCTATCTGTGTGATCATCAAATATGACTTTTTCAAAAAGCAATGCTAAACCTAGCTTCTCGCCTAATAATGGCAAATATTCATAATTAAAAGGATCTGCTAAATTTCCTAACACATTTTCGTGATACAAAAACAAGTATTCAACTATACCACTTAGCCATCTATCAATTGGATCTCTTAAAATGGCAATTGTTTTTTCTGAAGGAAACTCGCCATAACTAGCATGTTCCCAATTTAATTTAGTTAAATTTTTTACAATGAATGTACTAGCATTTTTTGGTATTTTAAATATAAAAAATTTCCTGTCAGGACTAATTAACCCTTCGCCATAACTGTGTCCTTTTGATGCCCACAATCTAGTGTAATCAATATCAATTATGTTGTTGTTAAATTTTATTATATCTAATTCTTTGTAAGAAAAATCTAATTTATTTTCTGAATTTTCTAACAAAACTGATCCTCTATTATTTTTGTTGCGCTGGTAGAATATAGTTATAGATAGCCAATCCAGAGTCAACTGTAATCTGTGCAGCGCCTTCATCACTAAAACGAATCATTTTATTACCAGATAAACTTAAAATGCTTATAACAGCAGTTACTGGCCATGACCATGCTTTGGTTAAAGATCCAGCAACATCGTGTGCAAAAACAAAGTTACCAGCATGACTACTATGGTCACCAAAATAGAAAACTAAATTATTATTTTCTGTGCGAGCAATAAAGGTTGTCTCTTCGCTGTTGGCCTGTGCTTGAAATTTAAGTCTTTGAATAGCAGCTACGCTAGGTTCAATTTCAACACCCCATTTTACACCTTTAAACTTTACAGTTTTTAATTTATCATTGACAATTTCTGCGCTCATAAAACGATAGTCATTTTTAAAATCTCCTGCTTTGTTTTCAAAGTGAACACCATTTGGGGCACTATCATCTTTTTTAGTAATAGCTAACTCAGCATCTTCTTTATATTCCGGAATATTTAGAATTGTGTTTAGTTTACCTAAATTTGGCATTCCAAAAGTGCCAATAAATTCTGGAACAGGATTATGAAACTGTGCATGCATAATTACAGTTCTTTCCTCGCCAACTGCTTCAATTATAGTTGTATTTGAATCACCTACAATTTTAACTAGGTCAATTACACCTAAGCTATGTGTGTGCTGAACAATATCTTGCAAATAATCTTTCATGTATCAATCTCCAATTAATAATAAAATAATAACGTTTTTTTGTACTAATGTCAATTTACTTTTGATTTTATTTCACCAAGTGTTTGACTTGCCTTGATAGTTTTAAGTTCTCCTGGCTTTTTAAATTCAATCATACTAAAAGCAGGTTCGCTGTCAAAAGAAAAAATTGTTTCGTAACCTAAACTCTCGGCCATTGGTACTAAAATACTTTTTGGCACATATGTCATAAAATAAGTTTCTGCATAAGATGCAGCAGCAGGAAGGTCGGCGTTATTGTATGTAAAAACAATCTTTCCACCAGGTCTTAACCAGTTTAGTGATTGTAAGAGATACTGTTTGATAGTATCTAGACTTAGGTAATTAAAAAAATTATAACTAAAAATAAATCCAAATTGATTAACAGGCAAATTTTTTATTTCGTAGTAATTTTTAATTAGATATTTTCTTACTCTACTTTGATAAAGCGGTGGAAATTGTTCTAACGCCGAATTAAAGAATTCTGGAAAAAAATCTGCCACGTACAAAGGGTCACTGGCAACTAACAATTTAGTCCATTCTCCATTTCTGCAGCCTATTTCTAAGGCTGGATAGCGCCAGTCGCTATAAAGATTAATTCTTTGCTTAAGAACAGTTTCAAAATCTACATCCGGTCTTATTTGTCTGATACTCGTTATTGATTCAGGATCTATATATTCCAATTCAAATTGATAGTTTTCGGCAAAAAATTTTGTTGATAGTTCATCTATTTTGCTTTGCACATACTCAATGATAAATTGAATTTGATTAATATCACTTAAGAAGTGGTTAAAATTTTGTTTATGATTGTTTACTACTTCTAAAATACGAGAAGAAATGTCCTGATCAGTATCTTTTGTTAAATTTTCCATTCGCGCACAATTACATTCAATCTCAGACTGAATTGTGGACATTTTCAGGGATTGTCTAAGTTGATTTCTTAAACTTACTAATTCGTTTAGTTTCATTGAATGTCATTAAATGCATAGTTTATTTATTCAAAGGTGAATAATGCATCAAAGGTTGTTTTTATATCAGTATGAGACGGAATATCCCAGTCTAGTACACCTAATAGATTTTCTACTTTCTGGTCCACAATAGTAGCTTCCATTAACCCGTCATCAAATGGTAAGTCTTTAAACCATTGTGGAATATGGCTTTCGTCTGTAGGATAACCAACTGATGTGTAACCTAGTGCATTGTCTTTTAGTTTACACACAATAGTTTTCATACCGTCCACAATAGACATGCTATAATTATCACCGTGCATTCTACGTAAATTGTTCCAATTGAGTGCTGCACGTACATGTCCTGGCATGTTTGCACGACCTAGCCGTTCTTCTTCTTTGCCATACTTGGTCAGATTGTTAACACGCTTGGGTGTACCTTTTTCCCATGCAGGTCTATCTTGGAACGCAATCTTAAACTGACGCACACGATCATATATTTCTTCTCGTTCTGCGCCAGTTAGTACAGCCGTTAATAGTTCACTCAAGAAGTCTTGTACAATCTTAGGAGTATCCGATCGCTTCAAGTCAAGACCCATTGCCTTGACCTTGCCTGGTTTGCCGTGAGTGTCTAGCCGGTTGCCTTCCAAGTCATAGATAAGAACCGCATAGCGTTTCTTTTTTATGAATAATCCCTTTGACGCAACAAGCTCACGTCCTCCCTTGATAAGTTCGCCCATGGCTCTAGGCACGTGACAAGCTCGTTCCATAAAGGCTGGAAAGCTTGTGTTGACTTGATCGGCAATACTGTCGTAGAGTTGAGCACAGATGTCTTTGTTCCATTCCATTCTACCGGCTTCAACTTCTGATCTAACCGCAGGCCAAGCAGTAAAATAGCATGAATCAGTGTCTCCGTAGATGATACTTTCACCCGTATGGTCGTATTTTCCGAATATGCATTCATTGATGTATGCATCCATATGTCTGGCAATGATACGTCCAGTGAGCGTAGTACTTTGACCAATTCTTTTGTCAAAAAATCTACAACCTGGGTTGAGGATTGCTCCGTAGAGACTGTTAAGATTAATCTTTTTGACCAGCTGTCTTTTGTCCCAGAATGCTTTATCTTCATCAGTAATTGCCTCTTTCTTCTTGGCCTGTAGTTCTTTGCGTTCAGCGTACCAACGTTCTAGTAAGCCAGGAACAACTGCTTTTTGTTCATAACTGAATATAGTTCCATTGGCCGATAACATCCAAGGTTGATTACTGTCAAAGATCATTCTCCAGATGTCAGCGGCACTCATAACATCGGATCCGCCGGCTTCCCAATCAATAGTAATTTCTGTTCCAGGTTCGGCATTCATTACAGCAGTGTATTCAAGACTACCAAACATATTTTCCCAGGCATCTGCAAAACTACTACCTGAACTTATTTTTTCTTGAATATACCTGTCAGTCATTATCGGTCTAAATTGGCCAATGATGGACTCTTGTGCCATGTTAAGAGCGCGGATTGCTGACGGGTAGAGACTGTTGATGTCAATTGCACCGATCCAGTCGTGCATGCCCCTTTTGGGGTAAGCAACATAGGCACCTGCTGCTTGTGTGTCACCTTGATCATCTCTATTTTTCCTATTAGGTACTACCATTCCACGTTGATGTGCTTCGTTAATAATTGCCTGTTCTGTGACTGCTACCGCACCCATTGTTGTTTGTAGCAACACAGTATTATCGTGTGCAAGTTCATTGGCTAGATCTAGGAAACGCAGTTTCTTGTCTAGTTTGGCAACAAGCATGGTGTCTTGCCTGTTGTAGTCAATGAACTTGGGAAAGTCTTTGTTATACAATTGATCTAGTGTGCCTTCGTACTGTGTCTTGCGTTCTTCCAGTTCATATTCACCAATGGCATCCAGACTGTAACTGTGGCGTTCTTCGTATGTGTATTTGCGATACAGTTGCATATAGTCCATATGCACACGACCAATCAAGTCAAATGTCAAGTTCTCTGCACCAAAGCGTTCAAATGTTCTTTGTTTGGGTAATTGACCCCAGAGACAAAATCGACGAGTGTCATCTTTATTCAGTACTCTGGTTATACGCATAACCATATACGGAATATCAAAGCCTTCTGAGTTCCAACCACTTAGTATGTCTGCGTCATCGATTATATCTAAGAACGTGTTTAGTAGATCTTCTTCGCGTTCAAATAAAAAACAATTATCATATTGATTGCAAATTTCTTGTGCGGTTTCCCAACTGTAACTTTTAGGAGGAACAACAAGAGTAACCATTTTGTTTATCCAGTCAAGATACACACTGATGGCAGTAATTGGGTTGAACGGATCTTCGGGTCGACTAAAACCTCTTACCGGATCAAAGTCAACCTCAATGTCAAAAAACGCAGTATGTAGCTGGGGAGAGATCGCCCCCAAATAGTTTTCTTCGAGACAGCGGAATACTGGATTAATATCCGACTCCCAAAGTCGTTTGTTAGAATTGATGCGTAATTCTTTTTGGAATTCCTTCTGTGAACGACTCGAAAACCTGCTAACGGGAGTACCATACACAGTGCGAAATTTACCACGCGGGTCATCGTAGTAAAAGATATAGGACGCGGGATATTCTTTGTATACACGTTCACCACTGACACGTTCAACAATGTGGATACGATCCTGGTTACGGTCATATAGTGCGTCAACATAGCTCATAGGTTATAATTATATTACGAAAGTAAAAGTCTAGCAAGTCCAATGGCATCAATTGTAGTCAACAATAGGTAGTTAGCAAGCATGCCAAAAGACCGCCTGGTATAAGCTGCCCAAGCATATATAGCACAACCAACAATCCACACAGGGTAAAGTACCAAGAGGGGAGGGTATGGAACGGTAAGTGCCATTCCAATAGCACAGCCAATACTAATAAGCCAAGCAACAAACTCGGCAACAAAGCGAACGGGATTGCTGCGCCAATCATCTATAATCCATGCTAATATACCAGATACGGCATCAATCAAAGAGTTTTACCTACAGTTTGAAGAATAGTGTTTAGCTCTTCGTTGTCGGCGTTTTCTTCGCCTAGTTTTGATTTGAATGCAGTACGGATCGCTTTTTTAAGAATAGAAGGCTTGATTTCCATTTCTTCAGCTACTGCTTTGATGGTATCACTTAGACCTGCATTGAGATCTTCGACTTCTTGCATAATAGTCATGCCTTCATTGATGATTTGTATAAGTTTGGCCTTTTGTTCTGCAGAGAACATTCTTGAACTCATAATATCTCCTAAGTAAAAAAATAATATTTTATATGTTTTTTATTAATAAATCAAATAAATTGATTGCCTAATTTTTTCTCTAACAGGATTAAGCATGCCATGAACAATCTGATATTTGTTGTCCATAAGATACCCTGTGTTTGGCTCAAAAGGAATAGTTATTTCTTCATCATTAATAATGAATGACGTACCAAGGTCTTTATTACCGTCTACATAAATTTGTGCGGTCGGTAAATGAGTAAAATCGTCAGGATGCCAATGACTTTTAAATCCGATAAAGTCTCTCCATAAGAATAAGCCAGGAGGATTTCTTAAATTAGAACATTTAGTTAATTTAGACACAATCGGAACGGTTTCTATTGCGATATTGGCTAAATCTTGATAAAATTGATCAGTCGGATTTAAAATTTCTAATCGATTTCTCATCGGTTCGTAGCGGCTTTGATATTCGTTACCTGGTAGATCAATTATTTTATATTTAATTTCTTCCCATTGATGGTCCGGAAGAAATTTTTCAATATGCCATAAACCGTCGGCTAATTTATTTTTTATTTGCATAATTAGTTAGCTCACTTTAACTCTAAGGGCACGACTCCTTTGAGTAGCGCAGCAGCCGCGCACACCGGTCCTAAAGGTGTTCTTATTTTTTGGTTTCACACTGTCTGGTGCGAACAATTTTACCATCCGGGTCTATTGCTTCTTGCCATTCAGTACAAATCTGCGTTTCAGGTTTGAGTTTTTCTGCAGCCAACTTGTCCACTGTATAACTGGCAGTCATCCAGCCCATGGCACTAAAGAAACCCCAAACTATCATGTATGGTATTTCACCTAGCATCTGCTATTTTCTTTTTGATGATTTCAATCACGTGATCATTAAGCACAACTTCATAATGATTACATTCTAGTTCGATTAATTCCATGATATCCGCCCTATGACTTTGACTGGCAATAGTAACAACACCATCGTTGGGTGCAGATATCCAAGGTGCCGATCCGGTTGTTGTCACAATGTTAGTCCATGGACGATGTAAATCAAATGCGTGTGCTTTTTTCATAGCCCATGAATTGGGACCTATGTCTTTAAGTAATCTACTGTAAGGTAAGAAATATTTTGCAACATCGGCTGATTCAGCCCCGCCATATGGTGTGCTCAGTGTTACTGCTCCTAGCACTTGATCTGCGAATTCCTGTGCAAGATGTAATGCGTATATACCACCCAGACTGTGACAAATAAAGAACATATCCTTTTGTGCGGATAAAAGTTCTTTCATAATTTCTAAATTTTTTTCAAAGCCATTTCTGCTGTCATAATTTATTAACAGCTCTTTGCCTTTGATTTGTCGTCTGATATAATTAAAGCTTTCACTGGTGGCACTGGCACCGTGAATATAAACTAATAACATGATAAACTTATTTAAGCGTTGCTCTCAACATCCAACTATGTTTTGCATGAGCGTCTTGCCTGCTGGCTAAAAAGTCACTGAGACCATGGAAACCCAGTTCTTCAGCTGCTCTAAAAACTATACGGAACATTTCTCCCATGCGGTCGCTGTCTTGTAATAGTTCAACTAACATTGCTTCAGCTGGTAGGATTTCAGTTTCATCGTCAATTTGACTTAAAATACTAAATCTAGAGAATGACCCTGGAGTGTATGTACCAGTGGCACGAATTTCCTCAGCAAATTTATCTATACTGCCATATACTTCTTCGTAGATGTTTCCAAGAAGTTCGTGATATTGCGGAAAATTAGGCCCTTCCACATTCCAATGAAAATAATGAGCTTTTAAATAAAAAGCATATTCACTAGCAAAAGCTATTTTTAGTGCGCGGTGTAACTCGTCCATATTTAAACCTTAATACGAGTATTTATCTGCCCTGGCCTCTATTGAGTTTGAAGCTGCGTCTATAGCTTTTGTTCATTGAACTGGTTTTTGGTCTAATTCCGCCAATATGTGTGCGCTTGACCACATGATCAATTGCAGGTTTTCCTGATGCAGTTCCTTTTGCTTTTGCCATTTTACTCTCCTTAGTTGAAATACTTTATTGGATTTCCAAAAAGTGTGTTGCTTTTTAATTTATTTAAGAAAAAATCTATTTCAAACGGTCTAAATCCTGCTAACATACTATATTCACGATTTCCTAATGAAATTTTATATTCACTAAAATCTTTAGCGAAACTAACTTTGCCTGCATAAAAAACATTATTTGTTACTTCATTTTTTAATACTTCTATATGATCCACTAATGTGTATCTATTCCAATTTAAAATTTCCTCAAATTCTCGTATAAAATAGGTTCTACGATCTAAGTGTAAACTGTCTATATTAAGGAAAGATTCGTAAGGACGCCAAGGCAAAATGATCGTTGGTATTTTTAAAGTGTGTGCTAGGTGACACAGTCCTCCTTCGTAACCTATAACAGCTTCGCAATATTCATTTAACCAGTAGACCTTGTCTTCTAAATTTATAGCGTGATTGTCCAAAGTAACAACTTCATAACCACTGTCTTTGATTAGTTGAAAAATTTTGCTATATTGTTCCAAGCTCCAGTATCTATTGTTGGGCCAATTGGTATCTTGGGCATCATAACTTTTTAAATGTTCATAATTTTGATAACAGGCAAGTGCTATGCAAGGTTTGTCAGTTTTATAGCCAACAGGTACTTGTTGATTGCGGATATGTATATGTTCTGGGCTTAAATATGGACTGGTTAATTTTCCTACATCACTCAATTCCCAAAAGATATTATCCGACATATCGTCAGTCACTGATATGGTCAATTTATCGTCTGGGATATTATAAATTTTCTTTAAAGGAATCAAGCTGTGTGTTTCTGAATCCACTTGAATATGAAAGCTACGCTCAGAATTTAATAACATTGAAAGGAATGAGATGCTCATTCCTACTGCCATAGCCGAAGTTGTGTAATTTATTTTTTCCATTAATTATTTGAATCGGCTACTTTTACCGTAGTCGTCATTGTTCACCTTAGATTTTTCGTACATTACAGTATCTGTGTCACCCAAACGCCATTTGGGATTTTGCTCTACTACATATTTGCGTGTGCAAACCTTGAAATCGGGAAACTTCATATTGGTTGGATTACTGGCAGCATCATAAAACAAACAGCGATTGTTGGGCTGTGCTGCATACTGTCCATTGTCTAGCTCTATAAAATTAAAACTTTTATGATCTTCGGGCCATTCACTGTAACCGGTATCAATTATGTTATGATCAGGATGTGCATTGTCCACAGTAAAAAGATAGTTGCCTGGATACATGTTTTTATCTTTGGCGTAAAACTTGCAAGAGAGATTTTTGAGAAATGCTTTTTGAATAATGGCCATGTCATAATCAAAGCAGTCCCATATTTGCAATGAGTCTAAAGATAAAAAATTTTGTGTGTCAAGATTCTCTGTGCGTGATACAAACGCATGGAGAGGTAGTTTGTCATAAAGTGCGCCATAGTTGGGTAAGTAAGCTTCTATTCTAAATGCTTGTCCTCGAATGCTTTTAAGTGTGATCCAGATACAAGGTTCGTATTCTCCATGGCCCTTTTCAAAATCATAAAGAAATTCACGCCTAATATACGAGTGTACTGGCGGTATATTCGCTACTAAAAAACTCATTGATTGAACACCTTATCGTTGATCTTGGTCTGATTGCATTCTTCTTATAATACTTTGATTTTGTCTTGCAGGATCTAAGTAATTTTTAATTTCTTGATCGGCTAGAGCTCTAGGATCTTGTAGTAATTTACCTGCTGTAAAAATGTTACCGAGTAAATTTAAACCTTTGCGTATGGCACCGGGTTCCTGTTGTTGATCTTGTGGTTGTAATTCAGGTATGCCTTGCTCTCGCATGGAACGAGTTTTAGTGGCTACATTTTTGGCAGGACCTCTACGCTCGGGATTGGGATCTTCTCTGCGCTTTTTGGCCGCCGAACTGGCACGACCTTTTTTGCCTAATGCATGTGCTTTACTGGCTGGCAAGCATTTAGGTTTGCCTTCGCCGCTATCTCTGCCGCCGCATTCGCCGCGTATCTTTCCATCCGGCCCAAAGCGCACCCATTTCTCTCGGAACCATTTTTTGAGATCTTCTTCTAGTTCTTGCTCGCTCATCTTAACGCAGTTAGGCACCATGCGGTCACCTTTCTTTTTCATACCACGCTGTTGATAGCCATCCCAGCAAGCTTCTAGTAGTTCTTTATATTTCATTTTTTACTTTTGTTGCCCCAGTTCTTGGCACCTTTTTTGCGACAGCGAACCAATGCACCTGATGCATAGGCTGACGGCCATACCTTGTAACGACTTTTTACTTTGTGATAGCAGGCATCTTGTTTTTCTGCTAGCATTTGATTGTTGTAAGCAGGACCTCCGCACTCAGGACATAATGTTGCAGCTTCGGTCACAATGTCGTAACCGGCACGACGCATTTCTTCTAGATATTGTTCAACGCCTTCCGCCACACCTTGTTCTTTTAACTTGTCTTGAATCTTTTTATATCGTTGAAAGTTAGCATCTTTATCTGCATCAGTTTTACCAAACTTGCCAGCATCCATCTTTTTATCAATCTCACGCTTGGCATACCCAGGAACAACCTTGCGTAGAGTCTGCGGTAAGCCTTCCGCCACACCTTGCTCATTCATTAATGAACCTGATATGTACCAAGACAAGTTATCACCTTGATCTCGTACATCAAGCACATTTACATTGTATCCTCTATCGTTTAAATATGCTTCTGCTTGTTGTGCAAGAAAGATTCTGGCACGTTCGCCTTGTGTGCCGATGTTGCCCATTTCGTGACTAAGATCAAACTCGTACCAATCTTCGCCTACAATATCAGCTAGATCATCATCTGAATACCAGCGACCACTATTGCCATCACCAGGTGCGAATTCATTTAGATTACCTTCCGCCACACCTTGCTCATCTAAACCTTTTTTTCGTAGTTCCTTGTTGGCCGCAGCCCAATTAACTTCATTTCTACTCTGGCTTATTCTTGATGGGGCGACACCGTAAGTATCTCCCTTCACTGTCTTAGTATGTTTGGCGATAATTTGTTGTCGCTCTTGTTCTCTTTTTTGTTGTCTGTATCGACGCATCTGCTCTTCACCTTTGGTAGTAAGTTTACCATCAGGTCCAGTATCTAGGGTGTCGCCTTCTGCCACCCGGTATTTCTTTTTAATTTCTGCTTGTGCAGCAATACGCTTGGCATCATCCTCAATGTCATACGACGCTTTTAATTCTTTGTAGTAATCGGGATCAGGCAGACCAGATTTTTTTCTTAGTTCTTGATGACGGCGGTGTAGCTTGTTTTGCACAGAGCCTTCGTCTATATCTGCAGCACCTTGTTGTGGAATCATTTTAACATTAACACCTTTTGGAATATTGGTATTAATGGTAAGTTTGTCTCCGTCTACTGCCCGTACACGTTGATTTCCAAATCTATCAGTATCAAGCGACGCTGTTTTGTCACTAAGCTTATCATTTCCGCCTGTACTTGTAACAGTTCTTTTAGCAGATACATATGAATCGTATGGATGTGTATCATCAAAATCCTCCGCCACACCTTTTTCTTTAGGTGGCTTTGGTACAGGCGCTCTTGGTATCTCGGGCACATCAATATTGGCCTTACCTTCGTTTAATTTTTTCTTAAAGAGATCGTTAACGAACATTTTAAATCGCCTGTTGTCTGAGTGCTGCTATCTGTGCTGACAAATTTTCAATTTGTTGTTTTACATCAACTTTTTGTGCCGACATCTGTTGCAAGCTCATGGCCTTTTCTACAGGATTGGCACCCTGGGGAAACGCTTGATTCATATCCGACAGTTGAGCTCTAGCACCTTGTAACTGTGCAGTCAAGCCAGCAACTTGATCTTTAATTTGTGCTTTTTGCTGATTTCTTTGTTGCGTTAGCATGGCTTCTTGATTGGGGTCTTTGGCAGTGTCATTACCAATGCCAGAACCAGGAGCACCGTATTCGGCGAATTGCTGTCTTAGACTTTCTTCTAAATCTTCTTCTACGCTTTCACTAGCGCCGCCGTCACCTACCATACGGCTACGAGATTTTTTGGCCGAGTCTGTGCCTTTTAAATATCCGGGCCACCGTGGACCTGTAGGCTTGCGTTCGGCAGCTGCCATAGCATCCATAGATTCTAACAGTTTTCTAATATCAGTCATTAATAAATGCCTTTACCTACCTCAACCTTTTTGGGCTTGTAACTATTTCCAACTTTCTTGGGCACACCAGATGTCTTTTTGTTTGCAGGACCAGTCATTGATGTAGCCACTGCACCTGCACTGCTTGCACCACCTGTGGCCATTTCTTTTAATTTTTTGGTCTTTTCTGACACTGTTGTAATTTGGTTACCGCCTTGTTGTACTCCTGCACCTGCTCCACCAAAGCCAACACCTTTGTGAGTGGTAACAGTTTTATCGCCCACTTGTGCTGATGCTGATGTTACATCTGTTGTACCGCCTCCGGTTGATTTTGATATACTCATTGGGCCCATGTCATATGAAGTGGTTGTTCTACCTGTTGGACTGGTGGTTTGGGACATACCGCCAACCGTTGGTGTGGTAGTTTGTTCTCTTACTTTACCCGCCACCAAT